GTTCCACCTTGGTTAATAAAGATTCTAATAATACGTAATTTTTGTGTACTAGTGTCAAGATTAGTAATATTTGCAACTAGTGGACCACTTGGTTGATTCCAGTATACATTTTCAGTTGAACTAACATCGATCGCATAAGTTCCTGTTGTTACGTTTGTATACTCTTGATTATACTGAATACCAGGAGAGGCTCTAAATTCTTTTTCTGGAATTACCGGACTAGCAATACTAAATGGTTGTGCCGCATTAGGACTATTAACAAGTTTACCGTTTGTGTCTACCCCTACTCCGCCGTTTAATGCAATAGATGTGCCGTCTATAGTAATAGCACCAGTACCAGTAATATCAATAGAGGACCCGTCTATAGTAATAGCACCAGTACCGTTAATATCAATACTAGTATCAGATGCAATAGTTAATATACCTGTTTTATTTGTGTCTGCATTTACTTCACCAACAATTTGATTGTTTGCTACATCAACAAGTAATGTTGTCGTATCCGTTCCGTATACAGGAGATTGTACAGAGAAGTCTGTAATGGCACCGCCAGTGATTGTGCCTATCTGATCTGTAAAGTTACTTGCTTCTAGATTAGCAGTAGTTACTTGACTGTTGTTTACATCGCCATTTACAATACCATTATTGTTGATTACTGTAGTTGAGTCTGGACCGTATACTGAACCTGTCAAGTCTCCTACAAATCCAGCAGTACCAAAGATAACTGTGTTTACTGGTGAATTAATATTAATACCACCTGTGGCTTGAAGTGTTAATTCGTTGCCCGATACGATTTCAGCATTGTTAGTTGTAGCAATTTCTAAGTCTGTAGAATCTGTTTCAAGTAATGTTGTTGCTACTAAACTAATGTTAGGAGCCGTCGCAGTAAATGTAGTATTAGGCTTGTTAATGTTAGCATCAACAGTACCGTAGACGATTCCGTTAATTGCATCAACAAGTAGAGTACTGTCATCTGAATATAGCGAGCCAGTTAGGTCACCATCAAATGTTCCTTGCAGATGTCCGTGGAATGTATTAGCATACACATTGTCATATGGCTCACTGCCTCTACCAATATCATTTAAACCTAACGGTGCTAAGTCTCTTGTCCATACTGTACCAACAGCAGTGTCAGTTCTAATTACAGGATTTTCTGTAATCTCAAGAATTTCGTAAAATGCTTGAAATTCTAATGTGATAGTTCCGGTATTGCCAGCAACAGCATACACAACTCTATATTGTGAAGAACTAGCAACATCATTATACATATTGCTAACTTCATATGGAATACCACCAATACCTGAAACTGTATCAAGCGTATCCCAAGTTACTCCGTTAAATCTTTGTATGCTAGTCGAAACTGAAGTTGCACTAGTTCCACTATCTAACTGATGTCCTACTGTATAATGTAAGATACCAGGAGCGTTCTGAGCCGTAAATGTAAATGTTTTTGTTACAGTATTTGTTGTAATTTCTCTTTCAGCAACAGCAAGACGCAATGGTTGATCTATTAAGCCTGTTCCAATAAATTCTATACTAGGAGATTGAAACCCGTCTGATGTAGCACTAGTAACATTACCAATTTCAATATTTTCAATATACAGTTTGTTAGTTGTAATTGAATTACGAGTTGATACTGTATGTAATGTATCTGTTTCAGCAACAGCGAAACTTCCAATTTCAATTTCGTTTGCATTTTTTCTAACAAGGGTAATACCACCTGTTGCAGATAATTCAACATGGGTTGTATTTGAATTAATATCAGTTAGTTCAATATTAGTTGTTCCTGGTGGAACATCTAAAGTGTAATCAACATTGATCTGCATAAGATCAGATCCTGATGTTGTTGTTACTGAACCACCTTGATCTGGAGTATCGTGACTTCCATAATAAAATGTAGTTGGTGCACTATCATTTAATTCAATTTTAACCTTACGATTTGTTGTAGAAGTAAAATTTAATTTGTAATCTGCTTTTGATACTTGTGCATCATCAATTAAATATGTAACACCTGTAGTATATTCTTGGCCACTAATTGCACCAGACACTGCACCATCTGGGGTATTACTAAAAACTAACGGATGATTGTACCCACCGTATCCTGCATTCGATGTATCTGATTGATCGAAAATATATGTTTGTCCTTTTGTAAGAACAACTGAATCCTTTTCAACACCACCAATGTAGTAGTTTCCTTGCGGTTTAGCGTCATCAGTAGCAAAGCCAACTGTAACCGCAACAGTGCCTCCCGGCGCTACACCTGGAACGTTCCAACTTACTCCATCACTCCTGCGAACATTTAAACTATCAGTAACGCTGTCTGCTTCTAGCGTCTGCTCAAGAGTCGACCCGTCAGGTGAGTAAAGTTTTATAAATCTAAAAAAGTCATGTATTGCAGTTGATGGCATACCAGTATTAATCCTCTTAACTACTGTATTTATTAAATATCTGTATGTTAATCATTGGTAACGGAGAGAGCCGTAAAGGCATCGACTTAGAACAGTATAAGTGTGAAAAGATAGGCTGTAATGCTATTTTTCGTCAGCACAAAGTACGACATATTGTCTGCTTAGACCGTAGAATGGCACAAGAAGCAGTAAAAAATATGGTAAACCTCAAATCAGGCATTTGGACAAGGCCTGATTGGCATCACGAATTTAAAGGCAAACACAATGTTAATGCAGTTCCAAGTCTTTGGTATTCACCAGAAACTAAAGCAGACGAAGCATTCCATTGGGGGAGTGGTCCATTTGCAATATACCTTGGACTGTACTTTTATAAAAAAGAACCACTAGATATTATTGGGTTTGATTTATACAGTAAAGATAGTCAAATTAATAACATCTTTAAAGGAACACGTAACTATGAATCTGCAGATTCTAAAGCAGTTGATCCAAGATTCTGGGTACATCAAATTGCAAAACTAATTGAGAAATTTAGTGATCGAACTTTTAGATTTTATAACACTCCTGATTGGGAGTTACCAGATAGTTGGAATAAACCAAATGTACAAAAATTAAATTTATCAGAGTTAGACAAAAATGTATAATCAAGAAAACTTATCATTATTTCCTACGCTTGTAAGTGCTTTCGATTTATCAGAGCATAGTGAAATTAAAAAGTGTTTAGAACTTATTGAAAATTATGAAATTGGCGATCATGCACTAATAATGAAAGGCAAAAGCAGTTTCATTAAGGGTGACGAAGAATTTCTGTTTAACGAAAATCTTAAAAAATTAAGAACCGACATTCAAAACTGTATTGACTTGTACTGTCAAACAGCAGGTCTTGAAGAAAGTATTTTAGGTACTAGTTGGTTTAATGTATTAGGCAAAGACGGACAAGTTGACAAACACAGGCACGAAGGTAGTGTAGTTAGTGGTGCATTTTATCCATATGTAGATGAAGATAGTTGTCCATTAATTTTTGAATCACCATTACGTCCATTAAGAATGAATGATGTATTTGAACAGCAAAATCCTTACAGCAGTTATTTTGCAAGTTGTAGGCCTCGTACTGGGTTATTATTAATCTTTCCAAGTTGGTTAGAACATAGAACCGATCCAAATCCGTCTGAAAAAAGAATTACTGTTAGTTTTAATACTATGCGTAAAAAACTAATTCCTTTAGTAGCCGCCAAAATGCATCATTATGGACATTTACCGGTTGACAAAGAAGATTAAATCTAGTATAATTAACAGTATTAATAAAGGACTTGGCGTCAACCCTTCTAATTCTGCCGCCATTATTAAAGTATAGGAGATAATAATGGGAAAACATTACAGTACAAAACATTACGGACACAACATTGGCTTATCGGCAGTCTTTAGACAACCAAATGCAGATCACTCACACTGTCATCTGTTACATGGTTACAGTCTAGCATTTACATTTACATTTGGATGTGATGAACTAGATAATAAAAACTGGGCAGTAGACTTTGGAGGATTAAAACCTTTGAAGGCTTGGTTAGAAGATAACTTCGATCATAAACTAGCACTAGACAAAGCAGATCCACACTTAGATAAGTTTAAAGAACTTGAAGCATTGGACCTTGCAGAGATTAGAATCTTTGATGGTGTTGGTGCAGAGAAGTTTGCCGAACACGCATTTAATTTTGCAGACAAACTTATACGTGAAGCAACAGACAATCGTTGTTATTGCGTACGAGTCGAGTGTGCAGAACACGGAGCCAATTCAGCAATCTACGAGGGTTAAGTGAAAAATTATGTTGTTTGCCTTAAATGGGGCAACAAATACAATATAGATTATGTAAACACACTAGCACGTATGGTAGCAAGACATACTACAATACCATACGAGTTTGTGTGCTTTACTGATAACAGTGCAGGAGTAGATGCGAACATTCGTACTATTCCTCTACCTAAACTTCCTGTGAATGGTTGGTGGTATAAACCTTATTTCTTTTCAACACAACTGCCTATTAATGGTAATATACTATATTTCGATTTAGATGTTATTATTTTTGACAACATAGATAAGTTGTTTACATACCAACCAGATAAATTTTGCATTATTAGAGACTTTAATAGACACTTAAGATCAGATTGGAGCAAGATGAACTCTAGTGTTTTTAGATTAGTTACTGGAATGCAACGTCAAGTATGGGAAGACTTTCAACAACAAGATTATATCGCAACTAAGCGAATGCATGGAGACCAAGATTGGATCTACAGTAAGGTGAAAAAGGATTGGTGTTTTTGGCCAGACGAATGGATACAAAGTTACAAATGGGAGATGCGAGGCAAGCCTACAATGGCAAGAGATGGTAACGGAGTAAGAAACTTTGTTACTCCGGGTATGCCTAAGATAATTCCAGATTGTAGTGTAGCAGTGTTCCACGGAGAACCTCATCCACATAACTGTATTGATCCATGGTGTAAAGAAAAATGGAAATAGAATTTAAAATTAAAGTAGATACAGAAAAAGAAAACGATCTTGAGATGGTTGAAGATATCATATTTCAACTACAAAATATTCAAGTTTTACTTGAACAAAAAAGACAGATAAAACCTAGAAACAATAATAGAAAAGGATAGTATGAAAGTAGGAATTACATTTTCATCGTTTGATCTGTTTCATAGTGGCCATGTTGCTATGCTTAAAGAAGCACGAGCAAATTGTGACTACCTAATGGTTGGACTACAAACAGATCCTACAATAGATAGGCCTGAAAAGAATAAACCAATCCAAAGTGTTTTTGAAAGATATGTTCAACTTGAAGGATGTAAGTATATTGATGAGATTATTCCTTATGCTACTGAACAAGATCTTTTAGACATACTGTTAACATACAAGATTGATATAAGATTTATTGGTGAAGAATATAAGCCAAACGACTATACAGGCAAACAGTTATGCATTGACAAAGGTATTGAACTATACTATAATAAGCGACAACATTCATTTAGTACAAGTGGATTACGCAAACGAATTGAAAATGTAAAAAATGGTTAATAGATTTATATTTGATGTAGACGGAACACTTACACCAAGCCGACAAGGTATTGACGCTGACTTCCAACGGTGGTTTTTAGAGTTTACCTATTCAAATTATGTGTACCTTATTACTGGAAGTGATTACCCTAAAACAGTTGAGCAAGTAGGCAAAACTATTTGTGAGAATGTTGAAAGGGTATATAACTGTTCTGGTAGTGATGTTTGGGAACGCGGTAAGAACATCCTTTCTACCGACTGGACACTTCCGGAAGAAGCACAAGATTACTTAACTGATCATCTAACTGCAAGTGAATTTCCATTAAGAACAGGATTGCACTTCGAACACCGCCCAGGTATGTGTAACTTTAGTGTTGTGGGTCGTAATGCTACACTAGGTGAACGCAAACTGTATGTTGAATGGGATTCAAAAAAAGAAGAACGCAGTTACATTGCAAGCAAATTTAATGTAGCCTTTCCAAATCTACAAGCAGTAGTAGGCGGAGAAACTGGAATAGATATTTTTGAAAAGGGAAATAACAAAAGCCAAATTGTAAAAGATTTTGATCCAAAAAATGATATCTTACACTTCTTTGGTGATGCAATGTTTAAGAATGGTAACGACTATCCGTTAAAGAAAGAAATTATTGACAAAGACTTAGGTTTCTGTTATAATATAAAAGACTATAAAGAAACTTGGAAAATATTAAAAGATGAATTTGACTGGAAAATATAACCGTATAGGCTTTGCTTGCAAATATATGCATCAGGACCAAACGCAGAAGAAGAAACTACTAGAAGAAATTCAGCGTCCGCTGAACACTAAGTCAACTACAGTTCGTTGGCTTAACAATCAAACCCGTGATGTTGCTGAACAGCGACTATGGGACATTATGGTACATAACATACAGTCCTATTACAACCTTATAGAATATGTTGGGAGTTTACCACATGAATTACGAATGGTTCGACTTGGAAGTGATGTCCTTCCTGTATACACTCAGTCTGATTGGTGCTATTTTTGGAAACGTCCTTCTGTGGTCGCTTATTGTGAGCGTGAATTTGCAAGAGTCGGAGCCCTCGCTAAAGCAAATGATGTTAGGCTTAGTATGCATCCTGGTCAGTTTACTGTACTTGCTAGTGACAACGAAGATATTGTAAATAGAAGTATAGAGGAGTTTGAATATCATGTGGACATTATTCGGTGGATGGGTTACGGTAAAAATTGGCAAGACTTCAAATGTAACGTCCACATCTCAGGCAGACAAGGTCCAGCCGGTATCATCAACGTCCTTCCAAGATTGTCTCCAGAAGCACGAAACTGTATTACTATTGAGAACGACGAAATGTCGTGGGGCATCGACGCCAGTCTGGAACTTGCCAACCACGTCGCACTCGTTCTTGACATACACCACCACTGGGTCGCTAGTGGAGAATACATTCTACCAACCGACGATAGATTTAGTCGCATAGTAGATAGTTGGCGTGGTGTTCGTCCTGTCATTCATTATTCAGTATCACGTGAAGATCTGCTTATAGATCACGATCCTAATAAGAAGCCTACTATGGATATGTTATTATTAGAAGGCTACAAGAAACAAAAACTAAGAGCACATTCAGACTTTATGTGGAACAATGCGGTAAATGACTGGGCATTGTCATTCTGGGATTACGCAGATATTATGGTAGAGTCTAAATGCAAGAACCTTGCTAGTGCAAGACTATATAAACACTGGCTAAATACTGTATGCGATTTAAACAAATCAAAAATTGTGAACGAACACGCTCTCGAACTTGTCAGTGCGAAAGTATAAAGCAGTTGTCAGAATCTGACACGCCTGTAGTTGCTGTTGCGGACCTAGTCCACTCAGACGAAGTAAAAGGCAAAATACTCTTTATGCAAGGACCAGGCACAGCCACTCTTGTAAAGGGTCGAATAACTGGGTTAAGTGAAGGAGAGCATGGATTTCATATTCATGAATTTGGAGATCTATCCAAAGGTTGTGAAAGTGCGGGAGGTCATTACAATCCCGACAACGTGGAGCATGGCGATCTTAAATCAGGCCATGTCGGAGATCTAGGCAACATTACCGCAAACTCGAACGGGATCGCAGAGTTTACTATCAAAGCAGAACGCATTGATTTAATCGGTGAAAGAAGTGTTGTTGGCAGAGCAGTAGTAGTTCATAAAGATGAAGATGACCTCGGCAAGGGAGGAGATGAAGAATCGCTAAAAACCGGAAATGCCGGTGATAGACTTGCTTGTGGGATAATTACACTTACAAACGGAGAATAAAATGATTAGTTTTTTAAAGAAAATTTTTGGTATGGGTGAGGAAGATTCTCAACCTACTAAAATTTCCGACCATGTTGCTAAAAAAGAAGCACAGAAACAAGCAACAAAAGTACCTTCAAAGGCTGAGTTAAAAAAGTTAACAAAAGCCGGGTTGGAAGAGTTAGGCCGTGAAAACGGTGTTGAACTTGACAAGAGATTAACTAAAGATAAACTAGTTAATCAATTGCATAATCATATGAAAGGGAAATAATATGTTAGATAAATTTAAATCTTGGGTTTCAGATCGTTTCACAGAAAGAACTTCTTGGGACGGTGCGGCTTTAATTGCATTAGGTATTGTAGTACTAATTGCAAAACCTTTGGCAGGTTTACTAGCCTATGCGGCAATCGCATATGGTGCTTGGACTATTTGGAAGTCTGAATAATCTCGTCAATCGTAATCAAACTATCCACAGTTGTGTTCAATCTGCGTCTTTGTTCGACGCCTTTCTTTTGTGCAAATCGTTTAGGGTCGCAGTTTGGACACACGTGGTTATAAGAATTATCTAAACGTTTAGGATCTATTTTTCCTTTATCACGTTTAAATTCTTGGTGACAATCGTCACACTCAAATATCGCTATAGTTCGTTCACGCTTATACGGGTGTGTTTTACCCTTTTTAGATCGACGGATATAAAACTTTAATTCTTTTTCAATTCTTAAAAACATACGCAAATATTTATATAATTACATTCGGTTTGCAAAAATATTAATAAATACATTAGAAGAGGTAGTAGTATGCCAGACTTAGTTAAGATAACAGATTCCGCTAAAGAACAAATGGTGCAAATGCTAAAAGAACATAGCACACAAGCAGTTCGATTAGCAGTTAAAGGCGGTGGATGTGCTGGTTTTAAGTATGATTGGACACTAGATGATAGTATCGAATCAGGAGACGAAATTATAGATTTACCAAAAGGTAAGTTTATAATAGACGGAACTAGCGTTATGTACTTGGTAGGTAGTACTATTGATTACAAAAAAGAAGTATTTGGATCATACTTCTCAATTACAAACCCAGCATCAACGGCAAGTTGTGGTTGTGGTGAAAGCGTAGGATTTTAGGGGTCAATATGCCAAAAAAGATTATTAATATAGGTGTTGAGGGTAATGACGGAACTGGGGATAGTATCCGTGATGCATTTAGCAAAACAAATGAAAACTTTTCAGAACTGTATGCAGTGTTTGGACAAGGTGGAACAATCCGTTTTACAGCACTATCAGATACACCAGATGAATTAGGCGCAAATAAAATTCCAGTTTCGAATGATAGCGGTTCGGAACTATTAATGAAAAATGTTGTAGGTGGTCCAGGTATTTTAATTGATAACACCGACCCTAGCGAACTTGTTATTACAAATAGCGGTGGATCAATTAGTTCAGACTTACAACCTACAATCGGTAACTGGCTAAACGGTTCAGGAAACTACACCCTTGGTAACATTGGTCCTATAACAGACCAAGCGGCGGTTGACTTTAATACAACACATCCTGGATCAGATATTCAAGTACACGATCTTGTTCCTGATAAAAAATATAACGATATAGCATACCAACAAAAAGGTGTTGCAAACAGAATGCGTTCTGCTCCAGTAGATGCAACAGAGTACACTTTAACTATTGGTAGTTTTACTAACAATAATTTAATTGTTGTTGCTCATGGATACGATCATGGTGTTGACGGACAAGGTTTTAAATATCAAGTATCATCAGGCGGAACACCTGCAACTAACTTATTAGAGAATTCAACTTATTATGTACGTTATGTAAATGCAAATACATTAAGTGTACACCCGACACCAGCAGATGCTATTGCTGATACAAATAGAATTTTAGCAAATGCAGGTGTAGCAGGAAATCCAGGTGGCACACATTCACTTGTTGATGCTGATTATGATTCAGCATTGTATGGAACATACCTAAGTACAGAAGCATTACCAAGAAGTGCTACTGTACGTAGACAAGGTGATGACATGACTGGCGCACTTTATCTACATGACCACCCAGGCAATTTATCAGGTAGTGGTACACCCAATGATGTTGATGACTTACAGGCGGCTACAAAGTTTTATGTAGACAATTCAAGTTTTACAAGTATTGTAGATTTATATGTTAGAACTAATGGTGATGATGAGCAAGAATTTTCACCAGTAGGTAAAGAAGGACGTAGTTTACAATTTGCTTATAAAACGGTTGGTAAAGCGGCTGAGAAAGCAGAAGAAATTATTTCAACAAGTCCATTAGAGCCAGGTGCATACTTACAAACAGTAACATATAACGAAGGCGATAATAATTCAGTTATCACAAGTCAGAATGTTACTTCATCAAACTTAGATGGTATACCTGCAAGAAATCTACTATTAGATAACTTAGATTTTATTAAAAAAGAAATTGTTGCATATGTTAGTGCAACATATCCAGACTTCCAATATAATCAAGAGTTATGCGAACGCGACATGGGTTATATTGTTGCAGGATTATCAATTGATATTGAAAACGGATTAAATTCTAACTTCCATGCTATCCAAGCAGGTAAAAGATATTTTAACTCAGTATCAGGACAGATTGCAAGAACTACACAATTATCACAAACACTTGCTGGTATTAACTACGGTAAGTTGATTATTAATAC